AATTGTGCATTATCCAAACCATAAACGCGTTCCCAATCATCAAGGCCCCAAGTCGCTGTTTCAACGAACAGCTGCTTGCATATGTCAATAATAAGTAGCCTTTGTTTTTCGTGCTCTTCACTCAATGAATCCTGGGCCGCTTTAAATAATGTGTCTTTACTTAAAAACTTTGGCAAATATCTTAGGACATCAACTTTATACGTTCTTAACAAATTAAATATCATAAGACTTTTACCTCCCCAAGAACAGCTAAATCATCAGCAGCTAATTCAATTGATTTAGTAGCGCCATTAATTGTTAAGTTTGTATAATCAGTCGCTTCGGCATCTAATACAAGGCTGCCGATTTTAGAATACGCAACTTTTAATAAAGATGAGTTCTTGATGTTCTGTCGTTCAATGTCGATTAGGTACGCTTTAACTAATTCAGTAAACACCGATTGATTAAAATTACCTTCCGGTCTAACTGCAATATTGATTGTCTTAGGCGTAACAGTTGTTACCGTTACCACCGCACCCATAGGCCGAACAGTTTCAATATAATTAGTTACCTTGTTAATAATTTCTTGTGAAGCTGGATTAAACTCACTATTCACAATAATTACTTTAACAGTACCAGCTCCATTCCATACTGGCAGCACTTTAGCACCACCAACACCGCCAACAGACATCGCCCACTCATAATAGTGAGTTGCGTTTCCGCTAGTTCCAGGAGTTCGGACATGATTTAAATAACGAGTTCTTAATTCTTCGTCGCTCTCTGCGTTAAATCCATCACCTATAGGCTCTGTATTATTAACGCTTAAAATACCAGGAATAGACATTGGAATAACTGTTACCGATTGTGCTGTAACATTACCACCTACACCACCTTCAAGAGCTTGTACTTTAACTTTTGTCGAGTTATTGACTTGTACGGTTTCGAGCGTTTCGAATAAAACACCGGTTTGAGTTGCAAATTGGCTGCCTTTTGGCAAGGATCCGTTACCTTTGACAATAACATATCCAGTCGCCTTAGTAGCCTCTTTTCTAATAACACCACTTTCGGCAGCTCGCATGGTTAAGAAATCACCATAAGCCGTAACACCAAACGCCACTTTGTACAATTCACCTAATTCAACATATGTTTTCATGAACTCAATAGCATTAGATGAAAATACATCGTATTCAAACGTACCCTCAAATTTACTATAAGGTGATGTGCATTGTTCCTGCAAATCTTTTAATATTTCATCGCTAGTTGGAATGTTAAACATTAATATTAAGCCCTCCATATACTGTGGTTAATTCAACGGAACATTCTACCTTATCGCCGTTTTCGTCGAATGTAATGCTATCAATAGACTTGATATAAGGGTTAACCATAAGACATTCAACGATAACTCGTCTAAGTTCGCTATACCGTTCATTAACGCTCATAACCTTTCCTATAAAAGGCTTTAATTGAATTCCATAACGAGTAGAATATGCCAAATATTGATTACGTTCCGTCATTAAGGCTTTATACACCCAAACTTTTAAGGCATCATCACCAGTTACTTTTATTCGATTACCATTAGCGGTGAATTTAAATGAGTTGTTATCAAAGTCCCAATCGTACTCAACAAATAAAGGCAAGTCCTCGCTCTGATAAGCATTAATATTTGTTGAACCAGCAAACGGATATTCTGCACTCATAATTTCACCACCTTTTGGTCTACATAATACAACTGCTCGCCTTGTGCATATACTGGGAATACTGTTACTTCATCACCTACTCGTAATGTATCAGTCATGATAATCGTATCTGTATAATCGTTATGAATTTCATGTGTATGACTTTCGAACAATGCCATACCCCCGCCACCGGAGCGAGGTTGCGTTTCACTTATAATGTGCCCTTTTGCCTCCCTGTAGTGATCCGGCTTCCAGTAGTCATTAAGATATATCTGTTCATTTGTAATGTCGATATTATCTACACGAATAACAAGGTTAGGGAATGGTGATGTAACAAGTCCAATTCGCATTCCCATTGGCTGTTCATCTTTAGCTATACCATGAATAGTATTAACCATTTTAGCCATAGAATGTGCAGCACTCGGAATATCTTTAGGCATAATGTATTTCTACCTTTCTTTTGGTTGACTTTCTAGTAGACCTTCGACCTTTACCCTTAGGAGTCTTGTTTTTCTTTTTAGCTTCACGCTCCTGGCGTTTCTTTTCCTTCGCTTCTAAGGAATGGTCTACCTTTTCTTTCGTCATTAAGTTTTCAAACTCAATCTCGAGCTTCATAGTATGCTGTCCGTTTTCGAATTTATGAGTATCACTCTTTATCCAAAACTGACCGCTTAATTGTGTAATCACGTCTTTAATTTCGACTGAATACGAGGACAGGGCATCATAATCGCCTAAGCAGTCAATAACACCGGTACGTTCAGGGCCTTTAAATACATCCTTCACTTCCTCTTGCGTGTTTTTGTTTTTGCTTTCCTTGTATACAGCTTGTATCATGGAATACTTCTGAATTTGGTCGTTCTTGCTTTCATATCGAATTAAGTTACCCTTATCATCAACAATCATGACTTTATTAATCATGTTTTCGATGCTTTCCTTGTAGGATGAGTCTGTAATATTACGATATTGGTCGATTACAAGTCCTTCGATTACCGACCCTTTTTCTATGACGTCGAGTTCGTCGCCCTCCATCATAGCTTGATATTTTTTGTTGGTCTTTTTGGCTGCCTCTGTATAGGCCATGAGTATGATTTGATAACCTGACTTGTTATTAGCAATAAAAGTTATTTTTTCGCCTGTTTCAGCGAGGTTACCTACTTTAATACCCATTTCCTTGCACACGGCTTTAGTTATGTCTTCAGCAGTCATGTTGGTAAACTTCCGAGTAGTTTTAGACTTACTTAGAATAAACATATTGTCATAACACGTTACCGTAATTGTTGATGCGGATGTTTTCCGTTCAGTGGAATATATATTGCCCACGAACTGCAACTCGTTATCTTCTGAATACGCTTTGATGGTTTCACCTATACCGAGGGCATATACGGGCCAATTAGGGTCGCGAGGCTCTTGCGTATACACAAATTCAAGTTTTCTTGCTGCCTGAATACGAGAACCGCTCCATGTTGAATTATTAACCAAGTGTGATATATCGTTTTCAACTGGAACTTGCTTATCTTTACCAGTCTTTTCATCTTTAACTGTTTTAGTTCCGATGTGTTTAATAATCATCACTTAACCTTCAACTTTCTTAACTGACTTAAATTATTAATCGCTAAGTTCTTTAAGTCATTAGATTGAATAATACGTTCATAGTATTTATAGTTGCCGTATGCCTTTTTGGCAGCATCTAAAATATCGGCGCCCTTATTATGTAGCGTTGCCGTGCTAGGCTTATTGTTGATTGTAGGTCTATCTTTAAGCCCTGTTACATCATCAACCGCCTTTGCGTCGTCCGCTGTCATGGATGTATTTAGATCTTTGTACGCTTTAAGGCTAAGCGTGTAATATAAATCGCCTGTGTTTTCTTGCTTCTTCCAAGGGAATGCCATAATCGCCATCATTAAATTAATAGGGCCATCGCTAACAATGACCCTAACTGGTTTCTTTGATTCTTTCCACTTGTTAATTAAAGCAACAATTTCCGCCGGCTTACGTTTATCACCTACAATGAATGGATAGTCCTTAGCTGGAAGAAAACTTTCAAAAGACAAGGTAATTAGTTTAGGGTTACCAAATAATAACGCTTCACCTATTTGAGTGATGTTAACGCTTTTATTATCCTGTTCATTACCTACTTCATACTTTGTTGGAGTTACTGGCAAGACTAATCGTTCATCGCCTTGTGAGAGTATCACTGTAGGATAGTTATTTCCGCTCTTACCTAATATCACAGATAAAAGCGATAACGCTCTACCGATACCGCTTACAAATTTAGCCATTATACACCTCCGTAGTTACTTTCTGCGGACTCGATCATAGAGAATAACGAATGCGCAATGCGGTCGATATCAGCTTCTTCTCGTACAACAAATGTATTTCCACTAATAGAATATTGATTAACAGAGTTGGAGCCGTTTAAACTATTCGCAATCATTTTTTCAGTTGTAGCGTGCGGATAAATTCGACTACCATTTGGCAAGTCTACAATTTCACCACCACGTTCGTTAATTTCAGTCCAACCCCCACCGAAATGAGTTGTACCAGTTGCATGCGGTGGAATGCCTGTTACCTGAGAGCCTCTAGCTTGAACAGCACTTAACGCGCCCCCTACAGCATCAAATACCCCACTTGCAGCACTTTTAATGGGACTCCATACGTTTTCATTAAACCAGTTAGCAACGCCAGCCCATACGCCTTTAATGCTTTCCCATGCACCACTAAACACGCTTACAACGCTGTCTATTGCAGAACTAGCGAAAGAATACACAGGTTGCCAAACAGTATCGTTAAACCAACTTGCAACCGGACCGAATATCGCTACAATGCCATCCCATAAGAATGCATATAAGCCAACAATAGTATTAATTACCGGAGCGCATGTCGCTACAATACTATTCCATTTTTCACTAAACCAAGCAGTTAAACCTTCGAGATTATTTGTGATACCGTCATAGATTTGCTGTGCAATTTCTTCACCGAATATAGCACCGCCAACACCACCTACAAGGCCACCAATAGCACCGCCAACAGCAGTTCCGGCACCAGGAATTATAGAGCCTAAAGCAGCACCACCCATAGCACCTAATTTCGCTCCGGCTAAACCACCGGCGAGACTACCACCTAAACCGACTCCGGCACGAGCTTTATCATCGCTCGTAGCTAAGTCATATGCACCCATAGCTAATGCTAATGGGAGGGCGATTTTGCCACCTATTTTCGTTAATCTTCTGCCAACTGCTCCGGCGCCTTTACCTACTTTGCCAACAGTTCCAACTCCAGCACCTTGCGCACCGCCTAACATTCGATTCGCTATAAGAGTAACATTTAGAGCGTTTATGGTCATATCGCCGGCAGAACTGCCTCCGATACCACCACTAGTAGCCCCTCCTTTTGCCCCTCTAAACAAATTAAAAATACCTCGACCCGTTTTAAACGCCCCTATACCCGCCACTGCTAATGCTGCAGTAGAAAGGATAGAAGGGAGCCCGTCGAGCTTTAATGTTTGACCTACTAGCTCTTTGATTGCGGAAGTAATACCGTCTAGAACAGATCGTAACGTGATACCATTCTTTTCAACATTATCACTAAATCCTGCGAACCAATTATTGATGCCCTGTACAATATCACGGAAACCACCAATCTTACCGTCCATAATTTTAATGACAAAGCCATCCCATGCACTGGAAAGGAGTGTCAAATCACCGGTTAAATTGTTGAGTTGAATTGCGGCCATTTCTTTAGCTTTCCCATTGGAGTTGTCAATGGCATCAGCTAATTTGTTAAAATCGGCATCCGGAGAGTTTACTAACGCGAGCAACCCTGACATCGCTTCTTGCCCGGCAAGCATACCGGCTACAGCCGCTCTGCTTTCTGGAGTTAACTTGCTCATGCCCGCTTTAATATCCTTGATGATGTCCCTGAACGGTTTCATCTTACCGTTAGCGTCTAGAATATTAAGGCCTAAAATTTGCATAGCTTCGCCGGACTCTTTTGTTGGCTTAACCATACGAGTCATCATAGCTCGTAAAGCTGTACCAGCTTCACTGCCTTTGATACCCTGGTTGGCCATAAGGCCAATTGCAGTGGCGGTATCTTGGACGGTAAAGCCCAAAGCGCCCGCAACAGGAGCTGCATACTTAAACGTTTGTCCCATAAGTGCGACATTCGTATTAGAGTTCGTTGCCGCTGCAGCTAATACATCGGCAAACATCGCAGAATCTTTAGCTTGTAGACCGAATGCAGATAAACTGTCAGTAACAATGTCGGATGTTGTAGCTAAGTCTTCGCCTGATGCGGAAGCAAGATTCATGATGCCCTCGATACCACTGATCATTTCGCTAGTTTTCCAACCTGCCATGCCCATGTATCTGAACGCCTCTGCAGACTCAGTTGCTGTATATTTTGTAGCAGCACCCATATCTATAGCTTTTTGTTTTAACTGCAGAAATTCTTCAGTAGTTGCACCGGAGATAGCCTGTACATTAGACATCTCTTTCTCAAAGTCAGCATATTTCTTTATGCCATTCGCAATCCCGAAACTGATACCGGCAATACCTGCCATTTGCATTGTGGCCCCAAACATCGCACCACTTAATCTATTACCAGCAGCACCTGCCATACCCGCTACATTCTGTCGGACATTAACAGTCGCAGTATACACTTTGCCTTTAAGACTATTTAACTCATTTTTAATCTTATTAACTTTAGAGGTAGCATTATCCTTTGCTTTAATGTTTACAGATAGGTCTTTACCTATTCGCTTTAACTTGGACAATTCACTCTCGGCAGTCTTGGTAGCTTTCGCAATACCCTGTACTGCATTAGTAGCAGCACCCATGCTCTTTTCAGCAGAGGAAACCGCAGGTACAAGCGCCGTCGTGGATTGTGTCAGCTTTTGCGTAGATTGTTGGGCTTTTTGAATCCCTTTTGCAAACCCTCTATCGTCGAGGTAGAGTTCAATGCCTAACCTTTCTTTATTAGCCACCGAGCACCTCCTTTATTGCCAGTTTAGCGACCTCTACACGTTCTTTTCTTTCTTTCTCCATGGCTATATTACACATAACCTTCTCAGTCATGCTGAGGTTAAAGAAATAATCAAACGTGTGACCTTTTAAAACTAAGTAGGCGGCCGTAGCCGCCTCCCAGTCTTCTTCTATTACTTTTTTACTTCATCGAAAATGGCGTGATCCAATTTCTTGCCCACGCCGACAGATTTGATAAGCACATCAGAAATCGCCTTGATTTCACCGAATTCAAATAGCTTGCCTACGATGTCCATTGGTTCAGAGCAGTCGTACGCTTGCTGTAAGTCCTTATCTTTTAAATTCGGCTCTACTAGGCAGTTATAAACGATATACTCGTCATTATCACCATCAAGGCCCAATGCTTCAGTCATAAGTAAAGTGGTAGGCTTCTTAGCTACCACTTCGCCGATAGATGTTTGGATTGTTAATTTTTGACTTTTGCGGGCCTTAATTTCTTCGCGTTTAGCGATTAATTCTTTAATAGATACGGACATGTTAATCTTCCTTTCAATTAGTCAATGGATTCAATGTATTGCAAATCTTCAGGTGTGAAGCCAAAAGGAATATCGGTCTCAACAACTTTGCCTTTTTCGAAATGTAGAGGTGTCAATTTATTGAACCATACATTGTCGATGGAGATTCGCTCTTTTTGACCGTCAACTGCATCTGGGTCGTCGAGTAGACCTGTGATTACAGAACGAGGGTCTTGACCAGCACACCAGGCTTCATGTAATTTGCGGAAGTTACGATTGATTACATTCTTGATCTTCATCGTGCCTTCGCCTTTAAGTGCTGTTGTTTTAGAGTCTACAGAATTACCGATAATTACATCTTCACGTTGTGCTTCAACAGTACATTCGAAACTTTCAATTTCAAATACCAACTCACCATCTAGCCACACCTTACCGTGGGAACCATTCCAGCGACGACGGCCTCTATACTTAACGTCTTCGCTTGCACGAGCGAAGGTCTGCAAATCAAATTTAAATTGCTCTTTTTCCATATCGCTTTTACCTCCTATTACATTGTAAAGCTGATTTTAAGGTCTTCCATCGCATCGACGAATTTAACCTTACCAGCCAAACCAATTTCAGAACCGGTGTTATATTGGCGAATTTGCATTGGAGTCATTAAGGAGATATCTTCGCCTTTAATGATTGCATAGTCTTTTTGGAAGCGTTCATCGATATCTACTTTGTTATCAGCACGATTATCAAGAACATTACCTGCCAACTGACCAAAGTAAACCATAATTGCTGCTACGAATAACATTTTATGGTCGTAGTCATTGATGTACTTGCCGACATAATACTTTTTGAAGGTGTCACGGATATCATCAGTTACCATGTCTACGCCTTCAATAATTTTGATTTTACGGAATTCCTGACCTTTATCAGTTGTAAACGTTTGCAAGGAATTACAAGCACGGGCAATCTTAACACCTTCGCCGTCCTCTTCATCGAATAAGTGCAATTCGCCTTTGTCGATTTTGTCTGTAAGGTCTTCATACACTTTTACAGATTCAACTTCTGTTAGTTTGAAGTATGTAGCAGAACGATCAAGTGCTAAGCCGGCCAAGATACCCGCAATACGTGCAGTATATTCGATAGGTGTGTACGTCTTATAGGTAGTTTGACCTTGTGCGTTTTTACCATTAGGTACTTTAATGTCTTCAGTACAGAAGTTAATCACACCTTCGTGGTCTGCTGCCACATTGGCAACAACCGCTTTCACAGTTTTACGCGCAATATTACGTTCAGACTTAATATAGGATGCTAAGTCTTGTTGTTCCTGTACTGTACCAGTAGGTGCAGCGATGTAGTTATAACGCACATGTTTAAGTTGCTTAAGTAGTGTAGCTTGCGTATTTTTAGCGCCTTGTACATTTGCTTTAGGCAACGTATAAACAAGAACGCGTAAAGGCGTGCCATCTAAACACTTTTTAATAAGGTCAGTGGTTGCATCATCAAATACTCTGTCAGGGATTTCAGACACGTCAGCAATCTTGTATTTATTAGAAACGTCTGTTGTTTCACATTTCAAAATCAACGCAACTACGCCTCGTGCGGAACGCTTAATAGCTGTCACGCCTTTTGTTTTAAAGTCGATTAGGACCTGTGGTAAACCAAACTTTTCTGTCTCGTTAGGCATATTATTCCTCCTCGGTTAAATTAATGCCGTTAAGGCTAAATGATAAACTCTGCGCCACTTCACCTTGAATGGCATTTACTTCTTCATCGGTGAAAGCATCCGCAAAATCCAAATTAAAGATAAAGTGTAGCACTTCATCAATAAAGGTATGCTCAAAATCATTGATTGTGATATACCTATCTTCAACCCGTAATACAGGCCTGAAGATGCACTCCAAACTATCGGACATTTCGTATAGCTCAGAACGCTTAATTCGCCCATTCTTATCTTCTATAGTCCTGAAAGAGATATCTACTTGCACAGTTCTATCGAGATATGTGTAGTCACCTACGCCTGAATGAACAAACATTTCGACATAAAAATAAGGTACACTCGACTTCTCAACGTTGTCGAAATATACCTTATATGTCGGATATTTACTTTTCAAGAGCTCTACTAGAGCCTTTTGAATGGATCTTAATTTAATCATCGATTAAGTTCCTCAAAATTGTACGCGTATCTTTCAAAAATACGCTTCTACGATGAACAATAGAACGATGCAGCATTTTACTACCTTTCACAAAACCACCTTTTGGCGTCCTGTGGCCGTATTCTACATGATTTGCATAGTCTGTATTGTTATAGACCTCTACAGAACTATTAGCGACCTCGGAACGCGTCCAAGCATTCCGGAGTTTGCCGGTATCGACCGGTGTTTTCGCTTTAGTATCAGCAATCAATAACTCTGCTTGCTGTGCTAGCAATGTATCTGCGTGCTCAGGATACTGCGATAAAATCCTCTTCCATTTTGTATTTAACTGCATGAAGCCGTTAATCTTAACGCCCATATCAAGCCTCACTATCACGAATTAACGTGATTTCTTGGTGTGACATATACTTAAACGGTGTATCTGCCCGCATAGTAAATATTTGCCCCTGATGATCAACTTTGATTATGTCGTTCGCCATAACATCATACTCTACAGGTAAAGATAATCTTAATTTATCCTTTAACGTAAACACGCTATCAGTTTCTACGCCATTCATACTAGTTTGGCTCGTTTGCCCAAGTTTACATGGGACATCGCTATAAACAGCAACCATTTCGAATACGTCTGCACCTATATCGTCGGTAGTGTCCATTTGTCGAAGGATAGTACATCTATCCTTGTACATAATACTAGCTAGTAGCTTCCCGTACTCGTTAGCCATTAGACCACACTACTTTCCGATATAGATTTAACTTAGGCTTAATTGATTCAAAGTCTTGTTCGCTAATGCAGCCAATAGGTGACACATCAGTAACAGCCCAGGTGAATTCAACATCGTTCTCTTTAAGGGATTTAAGCGGCCCATGAGAGTCGCTATGTTTATCTTTGATATACTTAACGGCCAATTCGGCAGCAGTGTATATCAAAGTCCGAGGAAAGTTTGTCCTATGGCAGTAATCCATGCAATCTAGGACGAACTTCTCGGCGAACAAGGCTAGGAAATCCGTATAATTGTCGACATCTAATGCATCGGCCATCGTGATTAGCCTATTTGATGTATTGATTACGCCTTGTACTGCGTCATCGTAGTCTAGGTATTGCACATTACCCATAGCTCGCCTCCTTTTTTACGTATTAAAAAAGCGCCCAGCTAAAGGGCGCTTTATACATTATGTTCTGCGACATATTTTCTATACGCTTTAGAACTACCTTCTAATAATTGCAAGAAGTAGCCTACTGCGTCTTGTTCATTTTTAATGTATTGCTGATCGTACACCTCGTTACGCTCCGTCCAATACACCGAAAACCCTTCGGATGAGTTCTCTAAAATAATTGTACCAGGTACGATAGGCGTAGGACTATTTTCAATATTATAAGAGCTTACAGGCACGCCGATTTTGTGCAATAGAGCTTTAACTTCTTTGATTGTCATATCAATCGACCTCCTTTAGATACCCTTCATCTAAATAATATTGAATGCTTTCCTCGGTCTTATACTGTATTCCCCCTCCAACTTTATTAAAAGCAGGAGCAGTAACACTAGTCTTTACTGGTAACGGTTTAATAACGACATACTGATGTTCATTATCGGAGTATTCTGCTTCAGTATAAGGCATCGCCCTATTCACAAACGGTGTGCCAGCAGGTGCCGTATATCGACCTGTTGCTCGCCCGAAACGAGTAAGCTTAGTTCCGACCTGAAGCACCTCTGACCACGCGGTACCTACCGCACCATCATTAAGGGGATACAACGGAGATTCCCTTCCGGTCGAATCAGGGTCAGAAAACCATCTTTTTTCTTCATCTTTACCTATAGTATATCTAAGTTCCTCAAACTCTTCAAGAGGTAGCTTATGATACTTTAGCCTGCTTGCATTTAAGTCTCTTAAAACGACTATTTTCAAGAACGAGTCAGATAAAGGCATGAGGTTTTTACTCATACGTTCGTGCTCTGTCATATTCGGCTTATCAAAATAGCTAACAGCAGCATCGACACGTGCACCTCCGATTTCTACTTTAGCCAAATCCTGTGCTTTTCTGATTACCACTTCAGTGCCGTTACTAGTTGCTCTTAAAGGCTTACGTTCACGTTTCCACTCTTCAAAAGATTTCGAATTATCGACGTATACAGCTTTCCAGTTATCGTAATCCATGTTTCTAGGCACCTTTTGGTACTCCCCTTTTTTAAGCGATGCGGTTCTTGATCCACTCGTTGCTTTTTTAGTGCCTATTGTACCTGCGATAGTAGAACGACAACGAGGATGTAGAGGCGGCACATTTGTACCTACCTCTGCTTCATCAATCGGATATACGTGATTATCGTGTTCCCTACAAACAGAAGATGTTCGCTTGTCGAGAGTAGCAATGAATTGGAAGTATTCCATCTTAGCAGACTTTAGCGAGTCCAATGCTGCTTGATTGTGGGCATAGTTCAGTTCAGTCCGAACTAGCCGTACCGCATCATTTCTGCCCACATTCATACGTTCTTGGACTTCCTTAGATAACTTTTCAACAGGAACACCTCTATGCACAGAATTGAACACCGTATCCTGTAAAGTCCTTGCTAATTTATCGCTATTCCCCCAAATACGTTCGCTATAATTCTTGCCACTCCATGGAGCTCGTAATACCTGTTCCACATGTTTTTCATTAACAGCTACATTCAATGGGCCCTGCCCTTTTTTAGCTAACTCGTAAGCAGAATGTAAACGATTGTCCTTATAAGCATCTTTAAGAAACCCCGTAATCGCTTTATCGGCTTTACGGCCTAGCTTATCTAGCTCAATTAGTGTATCACCGTACAACTTGTCGAGCCGTGATATTCTTGATCGCATCGCTAATGTGTTGAGTTCTAACAAAGTCTTAGGGTTCCCTGTCTCCTCATACTCAGCTATATACTCTTCGATGTCCTTTTTCCAGGTCCTATACTCAGTGCCATTAATTAATTTACGTGCCTCAGATATACTAACTCCATTATCAGTGGAGAACTTGCTGTACAGTCTTTCGATATTAGCTTGGATGCGTTGGGCTGACCGTTCATAGTGAGAGGCCAGCTCTTTTTCGATAGTGTCACGGCTTTTCTTATTCCACTCTTCTTCTCGCTCGACGCTGCGCCTAGCCCAATATGAATCAGTCCCCATATATTACACCTTAGCCTAATTTATGAACGAATTTAACGATGCGGATTTGTTTAGGTTCGTAAACGCGTTCCCAGTTGTTTGCATCTTTCAATTCTGCACGAGATACAGATTCAGCATGTGCACGAGTTTTGTTTTTCCAAGCTACGCCACGTGGATGCATGATGAATGCTTTACGAGAGATAAGATAGTTTACACCGGAGCCTTTACGTTTATCACGGTCTACTTCTACTGGCACAAGACCTACTGGAGAGCCCACACCATAAGCAATAGCACCTTCACCGAATAAGTAAGTTGTGTAACTACCACCAGCTGCAGGGCAACTATCATCAACGATTACACGACGGCCCATATAAGTATCGAAAGAAACGGCGTCAGATTGTCGAATTGTTTGGATCAAGTTCAATTTATCGAGATAAGATTTTGTAGCAGAATGCATTACAACTGCAGTCAAAGAGTTACGTGCATCACCCATAAGTTGCATCGCATCGATGAATGCTTCACCAGAGAATGCTGCGGCTTTGCCAGTTTTCCCAGAAATATCAAGTACATGGTCAGACATGCTTGTTGCTGCGAACACGCCGTCTAGAATGTTAAGCAATTCTTTTTGATGGTCGCGAGCCCAAAAACCTGCTACTAAATCACCGATTGCAGACATAGGGTCTGTACCAGCTAATTGCGCAGACAAGTCAGTTGCACCCCACATTTTCGCACGGCGAATAGTAGTGGATGTGTCCATTTTAGAACCGATTTTTGCTTCAGTAAGGCTTGTACCTTCTACGATGTCTTCAGAATCACCATTCAAATCAGTGAAGAAAGGCATATTATGTACTTGTGCTGCTTCACTTGCTAGTTGGTCGAACTTAGAATCACGAGTAATAATACCAGATTGGAAGATTGCAGATAATTCAGATGTACGGTTCACTACATAGTTTTCAAACAGTGCCGTAGGATTAATGATATCTTGTAAAGTTGTAGCCATTAGTTACCTCCTTAGATTAAATTATCAATAGCCACCCCCGCTTGCGCTGCTAATGTTTTAGCTTGGGCCGGATCATTCTTAATAAGTTCAGCTTGTTGAGTAAGATTGAAATGTTCTTTGCTAAATGGATTAACTTTAGGATTACCTTCACCTTTATTACTGACACTTATACACATCTTACGCTGCCAA